CACTTGCAGTTCCTTCAATGCTTGCCCTTGTAACTGCATCTAAGGTATTTCGATAATTTTCTAGCTTTTCCTCTGCTTTTTCAGCAGCTTCGGCTAAATCCTCAGTCGCAAACAATCCATCAAAAGCCCCCATTTGATAGGCTGTAAAAGCTGCCGTAACTGCCGAAATACCTAAAACCAATAAGTTTGCCGGACTAATCAAAGCTCCTAATGATGCCTTTATCGCTGCACCTGCACCGCCTGCCGCCTTGCTAGTTTGGGCAAAGTTTGCAGTAAGTTGTTGCAAGTTGTTACCTATACCTATGATTCCGAACGGTGCATCCTGAATGATTCTACTAAATTCAATAGCTACTCCATTTGCAGAACCTATATTTTGCGTTGCACCTTTGAAACTCTGAGAAGTAGCCCCGACACTTTGAGACACTTGCCGACCTAAGGCATTTAGCCTAGTCATCTCGTTAATGGTTTGTTGGAGTTCCTTATTATACCGCTCTACGTCTTTCTCATTTGTAGCTTGAGATAATGCAGTTCTAAGTACCTTTGACTTATTGGTTAGTGCCTCGATTAGACCTATCTTACGTTTGAATCCTACGTTCCCTTTTTCAGACTCCTTATTTGTAGAATCTTCAAAGGTTTTAATCGTATTCTTTGCCTTAGTTAAGGCTGATTGGAGGGCTGTTATATCAGCAGTTAACTTTATCTGGAGGGTATTATCCATGCCATAAAGATACAAAAAAAGCCCTAAGATTAATTAGGGCTTGTATTGGTTAATTATCGTTAGACTTATTTTTTTGCTTATCAATAAAGAACTGCCTTAGCTCCTTAGTCTTTTCCTTTGTTAATCCTCTTTTCCGATCCTGATCTGATGGCAATGGCATGAATGAGTGAATAGGCATGTTACTACTACCTTTCTTCTTTGGAATACTCACATACACCTCATAAGCTATCAATCTAGCCCGTTCCCAATCTCTTATCTGTTTATTTTCATAGCCTCTAATTGATAGGATGATCTGCTTATAAGACATCAACCAAAAGATATTAGGACTTATCCCTATTTCACCTGTACAAAGTTGGAATAGGTAATCAATAGTTACTTTTTTTTTTCTTCGCCTGACTCACTAGCCTCTACTTCTCTGATCTTTTCTAGGTTGACGCCCATCTCCTCAAAAAAGGTATTCCAGACCTTAACAAAGAAATCGGTTAGTTCTTGCTGATTCATTTGCCCTACCCATTCTCCGACCTCCTCTAATGTGGCACTAGGCTTGAATAGATTAGACGAATAGTCATTCCCAACGATACCTGAATAGATTAGAGCCTTATAGAATAGCATATAATTCTGCTTAATCATATCATTGCACTTGTCAAGTAGTAGCGACATATCAGGACTTGCAAAACCGTCATCAAATAAGAGCTTATACAGTTCAATATTTGCGTATTGATTGAATCTGATTAGCCGATCCTTACCTCCTAGTTCTATTTTGATTGCTTTAGTCATTTATTTCGTTGTTTAGGTACTTTTCAAGTTGATTGGCTAGGAATTCACCAATCGTATTTTGTAAATCAATTATCTTCTTTTCAGCATCGCTTCCGTATAAAAAATAGAATGCTTTTTGCTGAATGTTTCCACCATCAAACTTAACCTCAATCCTTTTCTGAACCTTGGTAGCCCATTGGCCTTTTGTGTATATTGACCACCCTGAAAAAAACAACGTATCGGTTCTTTTCTTATAATCAAATCCATAATCATCATCAATTATAAAGGTTTCATTGTCAAAATCAGTATGAAACCTATCCCCTTCCTTAATATCCCCTAACCGTTCAAACGCTTCTTTCTTAAGTTGCTCCAAGTAAGCGGATTCGGTTGAGGGTTTGCATTTTTCAATTAGTAGGCTTGTTGTTGTAGATCCATTATCATCAATTTCTATCCAAACACTCCTTTGAGTGATTTGCTTTACTTTGTAGGTTTTCCATTGGGTAGTGCATGAGGATATAGATTGAACAAACTCCACCCCTTCCCAAATATATTTTGGCTTGATATGGATTAGCATTCCATTTTTGTCTGACTCTCGATAGCTTGAAATATTAAACCCTTCTTTTTCGCATACGGCCTTTAGCCGTTCAAAATCTTCTTGTTTCATATCGTTTTATTTAAGTTCCTTCAAATATACTTATTTACTTTGCAAAACAAAAGCCCCTGAAAATATTTCAAGGGCTTTAACTTAAACAAAACGAAACGGAAAATTTAGGAAGGCACTGAGGTTGCTAAATTACCACTAACTGACAACGCAATCGAATATGTGGATTTATCCCCTACTGGGAATGTTGCATCAAATGTGGATAGAAAAGCCTCGGAAGTGTAGAAAACAATAGAACTATCTTCGTTCTCAATCTTCCATTCTGATACCGTAGCATCTTCAAATTGACCATTAAGGTCTAAAAATCCTATTTCACCTACTCCAGGGTCGGTAGATATATCTCCTTCGAAGTTAATTGAATTGTTCTGAGTTGTAGCCAGTTTCCCGACTGCACCGCCTGTGCAATTGTTCTGAATCTCAATCTCGTTACGGGAACGGGAAATAGAGATTGACGTGGTACACACCGCTAAAAGCCAGTCAGATGCGACTTTAACGTAAATACCGAATTTTTCACCTGTATAATAAGTAGCCATAGTTTTTATCCTTTAATAACCAAAGTTAATTCTTTTTTTTTATTTATTCCAAATGATATGGTTGTAACTCCTAATATTCCTATAAATCCAATAGTTATCTGTTCTAAGTTGATTAGGAATTGAGCTTGTAAGCCTTGTTTGTCCTACTTGGTAGCCATTGGATTCTAAGTCTAGATTAGCCCTTGAATCAGGGTTAATAATATCCTCAATTAGTCCTGCTATCTCCCAAGCTCGATTCATTCCAGTTGGAGAATTGAATCCAGTTACAATATCTAGGGTAACATCTGCCCTCCATGATTTACATCCTGAATTTAAATCCTCACTTACATCAATGGAGCTTATAATAACATACGGGTATTTGACGTTTTCAGGGATAGCGAAGGCATCATAAACGCTTATCCCTATCTCAGGGCTTAAGGCTTGAAAGTACGCTATTTTTAAGGCTAGGGATAAGTCCATTACATTTGATTATCTATCGGTAAATCTCCACTTTGTAAATCTGATAACGGAATCATTCCAGAAGGTACTAATACTTCTTTATTGTCAACTTCCATCCCGTAACCTAATGCCTCTCTAATCTCAGTCTGACTAAATACCATAGCCTTTCGCATCCAATCAACTAACTGAACTTTATCTACTTCAAGCTCTGGATATACATCGGTATCTGAAAGGTAAACTAATGAATCATCATTATACCACTCTCTAATTTTCCGAGTCCTAGCATCATCAAACTTTCTAAGCAATGGTAATACGCAATTGGTAATCACCATATTTTGCCCTATATCAGAATTAGCGATAGTTCCATCAGGTAATAGCAACTGACTAGGATAACCGTAGATATTAGCGATCTGCCTTTCTAAGTCTTTGTTGAAATCCAATATCTGCAAATCTACTGGGCTAAGCCCAATTTGAACCCACTTGACATCAGCAGGAGTAATGATAATATCACCTGCATTATGGACTCCCATGTGATTCTGCCTGAAAGAATCATTGATAGCAGTAGCTTGTTCAGTTGATAATTCAACCGCCTGAACTGATCCGTTGGCGTTGTTCCCAGATATCATACCAGATGGCCCCATATTAGCAAATAGGTTGCCTTGTGCCGTATCTGCGTATCTCTTTTGGCTTATCTGATTTCTTGATGATCCTAAAGGACTGAATCCCCAAAAAGAACTTTCAAATCCGTTGTTTTCCGATACTGGATTGAAGTACTTAACATGGGTAATTTGAGTAACTGGAATTTCCTTATCGAATGAATATGAAATAGCATAACCACTAAGAGGATTAGTTTTATTTCCTGACAAAACAGGCTTAACGCATGGACTAGGGATAGACCATAGTTCAACAGGTTGCATAGCTCTACTTCCTGAACCAGGTACTGAGGCATATTCAATAGCATTACCAGTAATGAGAAGATAAGCAAAACTAGATTCTCTTAATTCCCTACCTGACATGATAGGATTAGGATTCTCGATAAGTGATAGAAATGGATGGTTATCTATTTGCTCAAATGCCTTAATCTTAATTTCTGCTAGCTTTTGAGCTTGATCTTTTCCCTTTAAGTACTTTCGATAGGTAAAGTATTTTTCAGCTTCTCTTTTGTTTTTGATCCTCATTACCTGAGGAGTTGCATCAGATGCTTTTTCTGCTATCTTAGAAACAATACTTTGAACTACTGGAATGGCCTTATAAGCCTTGTTGATGAATACAGAATCTAGATTGTCATATGGTTGGAATACCCCGTTCACATACTGCCATTGAATGCCAGCCGGAAGTCCTAGTTCTTTCTTCTTAACTCCGAAAGCCTTAAATATATTCATACGGTCAAAGTTAGGAATTTTTATTGATATTATCTGACAACCTTACCGCCTACCATTACAAATCCTTTTGGCTTATATTCAATTTCAAAATACATCCTCATCATTAATGCATCTGAAAAGTCAGGAGATCGACCTAATATCTCTTTTACCTTGTCCTTTGGTAATATTGACAACTTACCATCTTGATCTACCTTATCTCTTTTAACCTGCTCTAATTCCTCTATTATTTGTTCTGAATAATTGGTAAAAGGCTTGCTGAAAAATATCTCACCATCATTGACCTTTTCGGCCAAATGAAAATAGCATTGTGATTTAAGATTTCGATATTCAACTAACTTTCTTTCTTCTGGTAAAGCCTTTGAATTATTAATAAATCCTTTGCATTTTAGAATATCCACAACTCCACCACCTACACCATCTTCATCAGCTATGACTTTAGACATAGGTATGCCATATTGATTTGATAGGTCTTTAATTACCTTTGAAGTTTCAGTAATTGAGCTTAAAGCTAAAGACACTATATCTAAAACTATTAAGCCATCCCAAACTATAATAACCCCTTTATCACTTCCAAAACGGGCAATATCTGCACTTATGTATTTATTACCACCTTGGACATAATCATTACTCCATAAGTCTATAATCGAGTCATATTCAATCAATTTACTAGGATCATCATCATATTCCCAGTTCCCGTAATAAAGTCTTTGCTTACTAACTTCATCCAACCCTAATAGTGATTGAAGGTAAGATTTAGGCAAGTGTGGATTGTCGGTTGGTAAGGCCTGAATAAATGCCCTGTCTTTTCTAATCTCTTTTTCCCTCCAAGGCTTGTAAAATTCCTTGTAAACCCATTTTTTAGTAGGGTTACAAGACCCTAGTATTTTAGGAATTAAATTAAACTCATTCAATTGGTATCTAATTCTAGACTTAACAATCTGCCATGCCTTATAGACTATTTGGCTAACTTCATCAATAAAAGCTCCAGTAATCTCTAAAGAACCCAATGAATCAAATTCAGGATCAGAAGGATAAAGGAATAAATCCTTTAAGATTATTTCACTTCCATTTTTCCAGAATATTACCCCTTTTTGATCATTATACTTAAATTGATCTCCTAATCCTAACTTAGATGATAATTGAAAGAATGTATTTAAAGTAGTCTCTTTTAATGTCTTAAGTTTAGCCCTACCCATTAACCATCTAGTACCTGGATAGGCTTGGCATTGCTCTATAAGCCACAAAACACCTAATGCAGACTTACCACCTCCAGCGGCACCCCCATAGATAACCTCCTCAGTTATCGAGTCTTTTAAATGATAAACTGCGTGTTCTTGCTTAAGTATTAGAATCATTCAGGTTTCTTTCCAGAACCTAAAGATATAATATTTACAGAACCTGAATGCTTATTGTCTAATTCAAGTCTATCTCCATACTTTTTAGGATGCAATTTGGATAGCTCCCATTTCTTAGCATCAATCTTTAATCTTTGAAGCTGAACCCATCCTCCATCTATTTTTCCAGTAGTAGGATCTCTTTGAGGCTCTTCCATGTAATCAGATTCAATACTTTGGAATTTTTCCTCAGCCCTTAATTCCAAACTTCGCGCGTATTGTTTTGATTTGATTTGATCTTCATCAACCCAATTAAAGAAAGTACTTGAAGAAGGCATATCACGCTCCAATAGAACATTCCTAACAGATTCACCGTTAGCCACTCTGTCAATTATGATACTAAATATCCTGTCTTTTTCAGATTTAGAATAAGCCATGAGACAAAGATATTAAAAATAAATGAAAAATATTTTTGCCAATTGTAGGATATATGAAAGGAATCAATTACTTTTACTTAACAATTAAAACAAAAAGAAAACATGAAAGCTCAAACTCAAAAAATCGTATTAACAAAGTCAGGATCAGTTAATAAGTCAGTTTCGAATATGATTAGTAACTGCAATTTTTCAACTGATAAAATCTATACAGGATACTATTCAGGATCAGGTAGATTTACAACATCTCATAGTGCAATGGGTTTAGTCATTCAAATTTTATCAGCTCAAGGATATAAGTTTGAAAAAGGAAATGATGCACCTAAAGGAGGTATTAAAGGCGAATACCTGAAAATTTCAAAAACTGCAATAAACTTTATAAAATCATTAAAATAACCAATAGCCCTTCGTGGTTTTCACTTAAACAAACAAAAAAAATGAAAAATTCACTATTTACAATCGTATTAATTATCGCAGGATTGATCCTAGCGTTCGGGATTTATTTCACATCTCAAATATATCTACTAAACCTTTATATCTACTAAACGAAACGGAAATGACTATCGAGACACAGATCAAACTCCATGAGAGATGCCTTGAGATACTTCAGGCAATCCAATCCCTGAAAGTTCGTAGACAATGCAATCGGGATAGCTTAAATGGGTTTCAGGGAACATTCCCTTCCCTTAGAAGAAGGCTAGAAAACAACATCGATACGCTAGATAAGTGTATTATTAAATTAAATAATAAATACCAAAACATAAACTAATGGAATTCAAAAAAGATTACTTTGAAGACGTGCTAATCGGCACAAAGTATTATGACATTAAATTTACTGTTCAATACTTGGTTCACCAATGCAGTGGAGACTATTGGACACCTGGTGACTATCAGGTAGAAATTTATGATATCGTTATCGACTTTTTGCAATATTATGACGATGATTTGGATGAATGGGTAGACTGCAAAGACCTATCAATAGTACCGGAAATAAAAGATTATATCGAGGAAAATTTTGAAGAAAACGAAGACTAATATGGCAACTTTAACGGAAAAAGAATGGAATGTAGAAATCAATGAGGCTTTAACAGTCGATTTCTACACAGAATTAAGAAACGGAATCGTAAACGATATTTACGCTATCGTAACGCTTGACGGCTTCCATTTAACATGGTCACCACTTCAGGCACATGGAATGATTCGAGTTTATGAAATCGGGAAACTTACCAATGACTGGCTAAGATTGCAGACTTTACTAGGATCTAACTTTGAATCGGTAGAGGCTAGTTTGAAGTCTTTTTTGAATGAGAATTTAACTTTTAATAACTAAGGATATGAAAGAATTAATAGCTATTCAGTCAGAATTGAAAGCACCAAAAAACCAATTTAACAGCTTCGGGAAATACAAGTACCGAAGTTGTGAGGATATTCTAGAGGCACTTAAGCCATTATTGAAGCAGTACGAATGCACTTTGACTATCCATGACGAAGTAAAGGAAGTCGGAGGTTTAGTATTCATTGAGGCGACGGCAAGCATTCAGAAAGGTGATGAAGGTAGAACAGTTACAGCTCAGGCAGGGATTGATATTACCCGTAAAGGAATGGATGCAGCACAATGCTTTGGAGCATCTTCCAGCTATGCCAGAAAGTACGCTCTAAACGGATTGTTTTTAATTGATGATACGAAAGATCCTGACGGAACTAATGACCACGGAGCTACTAAGCAAGATCTTAACCCAAAGCACATCAAGTGGAAAGGAGCTATTGAATCTTTGGCCAATGGAACGGTAAA